AACTGTCTGGCTTCTCTGCTGCTCCAGTCAAGAACGAGGGTTCAGCCATTGCTTATGACAATGCGCAAGAAGCGTTCACGGCTCGCTACAACCACGAAACCATCGCCTTGGGTTTCTCAATCACTGAAGAAGCGGTTGAAGATAACTTGTACGACAGCTTGTCTGCTCGCTACACCAAGGGCTTGGCTCGTGCTATGGCTTACACCAAGCAAGTTAAGGCTGCATCCGTTTTGAACAACGGTTTTAGCTCTAGCTATACTGGTGGTGATGGTGTTGCTCTGTTCTCTACAGCGCACCCCCTCGTGTCTGGTGGCACTAACAGCAACCGTCCTTCAACCAATGCTGACTTGAATGAAACATCGTTGGAAAACGCTGTGATTCAGATCGCTGCTTGGACTGATGAGCGCGGCTTGTTGATCGCTGCTAAGCCTAAGAAATTGATTGTGCCTGCGGCACTTCAGTTCGTTGCTACTCGTTTGCTCGAAACCAGCCTCCGCGTTGGTACAACAGACAACGACATCAACGCATTGAAGAACAACGGCTCAATCCCTGATGGCTACACAATCAACCACTACCTGACCGACACAAACGGCTGGTTCTTGACAACTGACGTACCTAACGGCTTGAAGCACTTCGAGCGTATGGCATTGTCCACATCTATGGATGGTGACTTTGACACAGGTAACGTTCGTTACAAGGCCCGTGAGCGTTATAGCTTCGGCTGGTCTGATCCATTGGGCGTCTTCGGTTCACCCGGTTCAACCTAATAAAACAGCCCCACAAGGGTAAGTTTGAGGCCACCTGCGGGTGGCCTTTTTGTTGTCACAAAGTTAAACTACGATCAATTTGCAGCCGCTGTGGTTGCATAAACATAGGGGCACATCATGAAATTTGAAATGGAATTTGGGTACTTTGGTAATAACAAACTTTCTATTGAAACAACTGATTTTGATATGATTCAGATTTTTCAAGAGTTTGTTCAGTTTCAAGAAAACTACGGCTGGGCGGTTGAGTACATTGCCGTGCCTGATGATGAAGATGAGTTTGAAGACGAAGACGACACAGAAGAAGAGTTGGACGGCGCTGTGGCTGAAGCCGCCGCAGAAGCTGCTAACAAAGAGTGATACTAGGGGGCTTCGGCCCCCTTCTTCTTTTTGGTTTTTTTAACAAGACGTTCGTCGTGATGGTGTATGCGGTGGCAGTTGGCGCAGAGCACAATACATTTTTTGACTTCTTCCATAGCCCGTTTGAACGCACGGTTTTTTATCAGCTTATTGACTGATTCTTCTTTGGTGTTGCTGTCTATGTGATGGAAGTCAAAGGTAGCTGGATGGTTTTGCCCGCATTTTACGCACGCTAATGTAGCTTTAAAGCTACGCCATTGATCTTTATACGCCTTGGCAGAGGCTTTACTTGCGGCGATTACAGTGGCTTTATTGTTGGCGTAGTACGTACTTGCGTACGTTTTTTGTTTAGTTTGCTTAACAATTTTATCTTTATACGGCATGCTTGATCCGATACCGCCAGTACAACGCCGTTTTTAAACCCCAAGGTTGAGATGGCTCAAACATTTTAAAACCTGTAGCTATTAAGCTATTGGCAGACGCAGGATTTTCGTTGGTGTCCGTAATGACCCAGTTCATGCTTAGTTTTTTGGCCACTTTAATACGCTGTCGGATAAGCCGCTTCTGGAGTCCCTGTCCTTGATGAGCGCGTGTAATGCCTGCGCGACATAGGTACATAGTGTCAGACCAACGAGTAGAGGGGACAACACCACCAAAGCCAACGGCTTCACCATCTTGCGAGTAAACAACATGCCAGTATCCTTGTGTAATTGGGTAAATTTTATCGTGGGGGAGACACGCTTTTTGAAGCAACGTCAACAACTGCACCACCTCTGGCTGACGAGTATCAACAGGGACAATGCGGTATTTCATGCCCCAATAATGCCTACGGATTGTGACAACAAAAATAACTGTTGCGCACTTAAAAATACCGTGATATAAACACAGTAATCCGGGCTTTCCGGTGTATCAAACTGTCCCGGCAGACATCATGCAAGACTGATACACCTTTAACTGCATGAAGGAAATATCATGGGATTTGCTACTCACCTTGGCCCTTGGTTGCTTGGTACTGTTAGAGACACAACCGGCACTACTGTTGGCACTATTGAAAACTGCGGTGCAACCGTTGTTTCTCAAACATTCAAAAAAGACTACACAGGTCAAGCTGCTTCCGCAGTTGCTAGCACCATCTGCGTGTTACCTGCCGGTTCACAAATTCAACTTATTCACATTGACACCATCACTGCGTTTACAGGCTCAACTGCCGCAAACGTGACCATTGGTGATGGCTCTACAGCCGCTTTGTATTGGGCTTCTACAGACATTACGGCACAAGGTCGCGCTGCTATCAGCAACGCTGCTACAAAGTTGGGTGCATGGGCTGGCGCGGCTACTACTGCTTCTCCTAATGGTGCTGGTATTGGCGCAACTGACGTAAAAATTGTTGCCACACTGACTCCAACTGTTGCCGCAGTGACTGCTGGTACTGTTCAGTACACAATCATCTACACTGTAGCCAACTCAAACGGCAATCAATTCCCAGCTTCTGCTTAATTGATCTAGGGGGCTTCGGCCCCCGTTTACAAGGAGATTAATTATGAATCAGACCAATGTACAACAAGCACATTTAAACGGTAGTGGATTTTTGGTTCTTGGAAGAAATCGCATTAAAGGCATTTCTTTTACAGGCACATCAACTGCTGGTTTTGTGGCTTTGTTTGATACAACTACGGCTCCAGTTACTACTGCTACTTATGGTCGTTCTGGCACAACCGTAACAATTACGCAGACTGCTCACGGCTTTACAACGGGTCAAACTATAGGTATTGACTTTGCGGCGGGTACAGGCGGCACTGCTACTAATGGAAACTACGTAGTAACCGTTACAAACTCAAGTACATTTACAGTTACTGATATTAATTCAGGAACTATTTCAGCTTCACCAACCCTTGTTTATTCAAGTAAATGGCTGTTAAGTTATGACGTATCTGCGTCTGATACTTTTAACAATTCACCTTTTATTTCAGATGATGGTGTGTTAGCAGTAAATGGCATTTATGCTTATTTGTCCAACGTAGCGGCTTGTAATATTTATTATGGCTGAAACAAAACAGGCAACATTGACGGGACGCAAGCTGTTCATAGGCATTCCAGCTTATGACGGCAAGCTGAACATCAAGACCGCATTTGCATTGGCGCAGTTAATGCCCAAAGCGATGAGTCTTGGTGTGTCTGTCACGTTGTCTGATTTATCTAACTGCTCTATCATTACGATGGCGCGTAATGCTTTAGTTCACGAATTCTTAAAGACAGATTGCACAGAGCTTCTGTTTATTGATGCTGATGTGGTTGTTGCTCCTGATGACATCATGCGTTTGGTAGCTCAAAGCGGTGGTAGAGACATTACTACGGGCGCATATCCACGCAGAGCCAAAGATGCCAAGTTCTTTGCAGATGTGTACTACGATGACAATGGTGACCTTGAGTTTGAAGGCTCACTGATGCGGGTTAAACGTGCTCCTACAGGGTTTATGCTGATCCAGCGCCATGTCATTGAGAAATTGGTAGAAGCACATCCAGAGTGGATGTATGAAAAAAGCCCCGGCGAACAGATGTCAGCAGTGTTTGACTTTGCCATTGTGAATGGCAAGTATGTTGGTGAAGATTACTTGTTCTGCGACAGAGCAACGCAGATGGGTTTTACCGTATACATAGATGTAGACATCAGCTTACCCCACGTTGGGCAAGAAACGTTTGAGCGCAACTTCCGTGAAGAAGTTGTCATGCCGATGTTGGAAAATATTTATCATTCCAAATTGAAGGTAGCCAATGGCTAAATCACCAGCATGGACACGCAAAGAGGGCAAATCCGAAAAGGGTGGCTTGAACGCCAAGGGACGGGCCTCGTACAACAAAGCCAATCCCGGGAAACCCGGATTGAAAGCACCTCAACCCGAGGGCGGCAAACGCCGCGACTCTTTCTGCGCCCGTATGGAAGGCATGAAGAAGAAGCTGACCGGAGAGAAGGCCAAGAAAGACCCGGACTCCCGCATAAACAAGAGCCTTCGGGCTTGGAAATGCTGATATGACTGAACATACAGACAACGTAAAAAATATTTTAGATGTTGTGGCAATATTCACAACTGTTGGAACTTTCTTTGAGGTAATTTCACCTGTGTTTGGATTTATTGGTGCAGTTGTTGGCCTTATGCGCATCTATGAGATGGCCACGGGCAAAGAATTCAGCACGCTTTTTAAGCGAAAGAAAGACGATGCCGTCGACGAGTAAAAAACAACACAACTTCATGGCAGCAATAGCGCACAACCCTGCGTTTGCCAAGAAGGTTGGAATACCGCAAAGCGTTGGAAAAGATTTCAACGAGGCGGATAAGGGTAAGAAGTTTGGTAGGGGTGGTGAAACCCGTCCCGATGTGCAAGGTGTCAACAAGCCTAAAACCGATCACGGAAAAATGGCTTTTTTTAAAGAAGGTGGTAATACTATGGCTTCCAAAATGAATCCCGGCTTCATGGCAATGATGGCTAAGAAAAAAGGCGCACAAGAAG